GGCGGGGGCATCGAGGCGGGCTGTGGCATCAAGGCGGGCGGGGGCATCGAGGCGGGCTGGGGCATCGAGGCGGGCTGGGGCATCGAGGCGGGCTGTGGCATCAAGGCGGGCTGGGGCATCGAGGCGGGCTGGGGCATCAAGGCGGGCGAGGGCATCAATGCGGGCGAGGGCATCAATGCGGGCGGGGGCATCGAGGCGGGCGAGGGCATCGAGGCGGGACTGTCGATTCGTTGCAAGCTCGTTCTGAGCTTCGCATTTCATCTCTTCGCCGGGATCGCGTCCTGGAAAAAGGCTGAAGGCGAAGATCTCGTCGTCGAAGCCAAGCGCATCGACGGAGACGTGAAATACGGCACGGTTAGGCTTCTGACGGAGAAGTCCGAGTAGGAACACGTGGCCTGCACCGTCGACATAGACAGCGTCGTCGAGACGTACGAGTTCGCTCTCGCAGAGCTGGGCTCGAAGCGCGAGGCGATGGCGGTCGCGCAAGAGTTCATCGAAGTCTTGATGGAGTGCGTACCATGACCGGTCTGCGCCTCACCATTGGGATGCTCGTACTCGGCGCGGCCGTGTGCTGTTCGCGATGCGCGCGCGCCACGACCACGGAAGACGCTCTAGCCGTCGCATGCCCGGGGCATCAATACCTAGCGCCAATGATCGACGAGTCGGCGCGCAAGTACCTCCAGCACCCCGTCCATCTTGTCGCCCTCATCCTGCGCGAGTCGACCTGCAACTCGCTGGCAATCGGCCACGAAGTCCACGGCCGCGTAGGTGTTGGGCTTGGGCAACCGCTGACAAACTCGCCGGCCGCCAATGGACTCACGCTGGCGCAGCTACTCGACCCGCGGAAGAACCTGGACGCAAGTGCGCGCTGGTTGGCGATGATGGCCGTGATGTGCGGTGACGCCGGATTCGGCGCCTACGCCAGCGGGAAGTGCGGCGGCGGAAAACAGTACGCCAAGCGGATGGCTCGGACCATTGCGCGCATCTGGAGGCTGATTCACGCGCGCGGCGAATCGTGTAGTTGAGTGTTGACAGATAAACAGCGCGGGCGCAAAGTCATCGCCATGCCATTGAACTACGCAATCGGTATCCGCAAGGCACGTGAGTACGCGAAACTCTCGCAACGGGCGCTGTGCTCAGCGGTAGGCGTGGACCCGAGCTACATCTGCGTGCTGGAGTCCGGCAAGCGCAAGCCGAGCGTGGACATGGTCGAGGCGATTGCCAAGGCGTGCGAAGTGCACCCGCTCGACGTGTACATTTGGGCGGCATTCAGTGATGACTCGAAGTGTGCGAAGAAGAAGGGTTGCGTCTGATGCCGAAGTACGCAGAGGGAACGACGGTGAGCGTGCTCAATTCCAGGATCGAGATCGAGAAGATCATCCTGAAGTACGCCGGCCAGAACGCCGAGTTCTCCTATGCGCAGTACGAAGGCACGGCGGCGATTATGTTCGCCGCCCACAATCGGCGCGTCCGCTTCGTGCTTCCGCTCCCCACGATGGATGAAGCGAAGAAGGGAGCGATGGGTAAACGCGACTACTACGAGATCAAGGACATTGAACGGCGGAAAGCCTGGGTTGAGCGCGAATCCATGCGCCGCTGGCGCTGCCTGGTGCTCGCGATTAAAGCGAAGCTTGAGGCTGTCGAGAGTGAAATATTCTCGTTCGAGGAAGAGTTTCTAGCCCATATCGTGAACGAGGCCGGCGTCACCGTGTACCAGGCGATCAAGAACGCGGCCGACGGCAGTCGCCTGCTTCCGCCGGTGCAATCGGAAGGTGGCCGGTAATGGCACCCGCGCATTCGCCCTGCCACGGAGGCGCCCCATACGCGTGCGTCGTCGCCGATCCGCCCTGGAAGCTCGGCGACTCTCTTCCCGGCAAGTCGCGAGGAGCATCCAAGCATTACGCCTGCTTGTCGGTTCAGGGGCTTGTCCGTTTCCCGCTCCCAAGGGTTGCCGACGACGCCATCCTGTTTCTGTGGCGACTGTCGTCAATGCCCCAAGAGGCACTCGACGTCGTGAAGGCTTGGGGATTCGTTCCCAAGTCGGAGATCGTCTGGGAGAAGCTCACCAAGAACGGGAAGCCTTGGTTCGGAATGGGCCGGTTCGTTCGCGCCAGTCACGAGACCTGCATCGTAGCCACGCGGGGACGATTCAAGGTGGCGAGTAAGTCGGTGCGCTCGCGCTTCGCCGCACCCGTCCCGGTGGATCAGCAAGGGAAGCACATCCACAGCGCAAAGCCTGAAGCTTTCTATGCGCTCGTGGATCAGCTCGTCGATGGCTACAAGATCGAAATGTTCGCCCGACGGCGCCGCCCAGGGTGGTGCGCGCTCGGGGATGAGCTCGAAGGCGAATGTCAGTAGACCAAAGGAGGAAAGTAATATGGCCAAAGAACCGAAAGAACTGAAGAAGAACGACAAGATCAAAATCAGCATCACCAGCCAGAAGCTCCCGGTGAAGCTGGACGACGACACTTTGCTAGAGCGCGGGCGCCAGCTCGTCCAGAACATGCGCAAGGTCGCAATGGCCGAGGAGGCGAAGAAGCTGGAGAACAAGCGCCGCGACGGCGAAATATCGCTTCTCGAAGAGGTGACGTCACTGCTTTCGGCGATCATCTCCACCGGCTCCGAGGAGCGCGAGGTCGAGTGCGAAGTTCGCCGGGACTACCTGCGCGGCAAGGTGACGACGTTTCGAAGCGACACCGGCGAGCAAATCGACGAACGGATCATGACGGCAGATGAGCGCCAGGAGCTGATGTTTGCCGATAAGGAAGCCCGCGATCCGGCGAAGGGCAAGGGCGGAGACCCATTCGGCGGCGCCAGCGATGGCAGCGACGACGGCGGCGGAAAAGACAAAGACCTGGCCTTCTAGTCATGCTCGTGAGCGCCGAAAAGCTGGATCCGACAACCGGACTCGCCCACTGGACCCGCGCGGAAGACGTGCGCCACCCGTGGGCGAGGCAGGAAATACAGGACGAGCTGCGCGGGTGGATCCGGGAGGCCGAGAACGCGGACAAGCTCACGGCCGCGGGTGAGAAGGTGATGCCCCTGCTACTCTCGGGCGAGAGCCGGTGCGGGAAGACCTCGACGCTGTGCTGGCTCGCGCACACGTATTTTGGCGTGCCAGCATTCCGCGCCAGCATCGGCTCGATGATCGGCGGCTACATGGGGGAGACGACGAAGTCTTTTAGAGCCGCCATCATCGAGGCAATGAACGGCCCCGAAGGTCTGTACATCATGGACGAAGTCGACGGCATCTTTCAGCAGCGGCAAGCCGGCGCGCACGGCGGGGCAACGCAGGAGATGAACGCCGCAATCGCAACGGCGCTGTCATTGATCGAAAGTCTACCCCAGCACCTGATGCTGGTCGCGACCACCAACGAGCCGAAAATCATCGACCGGGCAATGTTGGCGCGATTCACGTGCGTGGCGTTCCCGGCGTGGTCGGAGCTCGACGACAGTGAGCGCCGAGAGTTCGCACGGTCGCACCAGCTCGAAGATGCGTGGAGATCCCGATCGTACGCCGAGGCCGTGCAGCTTGCCCGCCGCGATCGAGTCGGCAAAATCCTGGCGAAGACCACATGATCTTCGTCGGGATCGACCCTGGGAAATACGGCGCCGTCGGCGCTGTGAACGCGGACGGCACCAAGGTCCGCGTCTGGGACATGCCACTCGACAATGACAACCAGCTCGACTTCCGCGCCATGGGCCGCGCCTTCGACGAGCTGCTTGCCTTCGACTCGTGCCTCGACGTTACGATCGAGGCCATCAAGCCGATGCCCCACAAGATCGACGGGGTTCGGGTAGGCCGCGGCAGCATCTCCTCGCTCAAGCTTGGCATCAGCTACGGTGCATGGAGGCGGGAGATTGCGAGCCGCGGGATCGTGCCCCACTGTGTGGACCCGGCAAGGTGGAAGGCCATCATGTTGGGCGGGCTGCCAAAGGGTAAGCAGACGTCGGTGGACCACGCGAGCCGACTGTTCCCATCTTTCGCGCACCTGTTCCGCGGGCCGAAGGGCGGTCTACTCGACGACCGGGCGGAGGCCGTGTTGCTGGCCGAGCTCGGGCGACGAACCTGGAAGATGCTACACGGCCGCGCAACCGGCCCAGCTTGACTCCGCACCTATCGTCACGTATCGTCACGGCATGGAGGTAGTCACCATGCAAAAGTCAAGTCAAATCATTGTCGAAAGCCTGGTCGTGGACGTCGAATGTCCGCACGGCTGCCTCGCATGCTCCGAGGCTACCCGGGAGCGCCAGGATCGCCGCGAGCGCATCATCGCCGCGCAGGCCGATCTACTCGACGAGCCCGTGCTCAGCGCGGTGGCAACGGTCGCGCACGAGACATCGCGACTCGCCGCTTGACAAGGCTCGTCCCGGTTCCGTAGGGTAGGGCCTTACACCCTTTCCCGGGTCGGATGGCCCCCTTCGATTGGTCTCGGAGGGGGCCGAGTTTTTTTGTGGGGGGGCGATGTTTTGTTGCTTGCGTCCGTAATACGGGCGTGCGATAAGGATTGGACATCGACACGGGAAGGAAACCGACCATGATTCAATTCGACGCTTCGTATTCTGCCGAGGACGACAAGATCCGCATCCGCGCCAGCGCGCGACTGGACGCCGAGACATACGCACGCGTGAAGGCGGCAGGCTTTGGCTGGGCGCCCAAGCAGGAGGTGTTCTACGCCATCTGGTCGCCCGGCCGCGAGGACCTGGCAGTCGAGCTGGCAGGAGGCGAGCTCGAGGACGAGGAAACCACTCTTGCGGAGAGGGCCGAGGCACGGGCGGATCGATTCGCTGGCTACAAGGAGAACCGAACGCGAGACGCGGAGAGTGCGCAGCGAGCGGTGCACGCCATCGCGGACAACATCCCAATGGGTCAACCAATTTTGCTCGGGCATCATAGCGAGCGCCACGCCCGCCGGGACGCCGAGAAGATCCAGAACGGCATGCGCAAGTCGGTGAAGATGTGGGAGACGGCCGCCTACTGGCAGAGCCGCGCAGCAGGCGCCATCGCGGCGGCGAAGTACAAGGAGATCCCGGCGGTGCGGGCCCGCCGAATCAAGAAGCTCGAGTCCGAGCGCCGCGGCTTCCAGCGCGATACCGACAAGTCCCAGCTCGCCCTCGACATGTGGGCACAGGATCCGATCACGCTCGAGCGGGCGAAGCTCATCTGCAACCACAACCACTACAGCGCGTGTTTCAAGCTGGCCGAGTACCCGCGCCAGCCGCCGGCGTCCCAATACGAGGGCAGCATGTCGTTCTGGTCTGCCCTCGAGGACGGCATCATCACGGCGGCGCAGGCCAAGACTATGGCCGTCGATGCGAGCACCCGCGCCATCGCCCACCGCGCACGTTGGATCTCCCACCTGGACAATCGGATCGCCTACGAGCGGGCCATGCTCGGGGAGTCCGGTGGCCTGAGGGCGGACAAGTTCCAGATCGAGGTGGGCGGCCAGGTGCAACGCCGCGGAAGCTGGCACATCGTCACCAAAGTGAACCGCACCGAGGGAGCAATCCGCAGCGTGACTGTGCTTGGGCACTTCGCCAGCACCATCGCCATCGAGGACGTGGCTGACTACCGAGCCCCGGCCGAGGGTGTGGCCGAGAAGGTGAAGGCAGCGACGAAGCTACCGCCGATGTGCAACTACCCCGGCGAAGGCTTCAAGCACATGACCGCGGCAGAGTTCAAGGCGAAGAACTTTTCCGACGTTGCCCGATCGGTTGTCCATAAAGCGACCGACGCACACAGCGCGCACCGGACTCGCAATACGTATGCGGGAGGCTTTCGGAGCGTTCCCGTCTACGTGACCGACGCTAAGCGAGTGGACCCGCCCGCGCCGACGGGTGCCAGCCCGGCGCCAAGGATCGAAGTCCTGCCACCAGCCCCGACCGTGCACCGTGAGCCACAGGCGCCGGACCCGATTCAAGAGAACCTCAAGGCGGCGCGCGCCACCGCGAAAGCCGGTGTGCAGGTAGTCTCGGCGCCGCAGCTATTCCCGACGCCGGCGGCGCTGGTCGCCAAGATGATCGCAGCTGCCAACCTGAAACCCGGTCTGTGCGTGCTCGAGCCCAGCGCGGGGACTGGCAACATCATCCGCGCGGTGCTGGACACCGTCGACACAGAAGTGCTGGCATACGAGATCAATTCGAGCCTGTGCTTGCAGCTTCGGCAGATCTTCCCGTCCTACAAGGCGAAGGTGATTTGCCAGGACTTCCTGACGGTGACCGAGTACCAGGGGTGCTACTCGCGGATCTTGATGAACCCGCCCTTCGTGCGCGGCGCGGACATCGAGCACATTTTGCACGCGCTCAAATTCTTGGCCAAGCCGGGTTACGACGAAGCAACCGGCGGTCTACTGGTCGCCATCTGCGCGAACGGCCCACGCCAGCAAGCCGAGCTGCGACCGCTGGCCACCACCTGGGAAGAGCTGCCAGACGGGACATTCGCCGAGGCCGGAACGAACGTCCGCACGGTGCTGCTCACCATTCAGCGCTAGGCGCGCGTTTGACGGACGTGGTACAAGGACGATCATGGGAAATCAAAGCACGAAGCACACAAATCTAGGGCTCGCCGACGGCGAGTCGGTCTGCACCAGTTTTCGGTGCACGCGCGGCCAGCGCCGCAAGCTCACGGCTATGGCCAACGCCGCTAAGATG